CGGACCTGGTGAAGGTTGGAGCATGGAAATACGCTGCCGACATGACAACCTTCCCGTTGTGTATTTCAATGAAGGTTGTGATTGACGGAAAGCCGCAACCTACTCGTGTTCTTTCTGAAAAACAGATGCACTCGCTCGACGTGGAATTGCTTACTTTGTGCAATGATTCTGAAGTGATCTTTGTTGCCCATAATGCTGGCTTCGAGCAGGCCATGTGGAAATTTCATATGGTCCCGATTGGGTATCCTGAATTGCCGCCTGAGCGCTGGCACGACACTATGGCAGTCGCTGCAATGAAAGGACTACCGCTAGGGCTCGATGCACTCGTAACGGCGCTGGAATTGCCTGTTAAGAAGGATATGGATGGCCACAGGCACATGCTCGTCATGCGTAAGCCTGACCAGAAAGGTGGCTGGTCGCAGCACAACGAATATAATCTGAAACGTCTTTATGATTATTGCGGTGACGATGCCAACGCTCAATACGGCGTCTATGTTTCGACCAAAGGGCTCGGACCTTCCGAACGTCATACATGGATACTCGATCAGAAAATCAATCAGCGCGGTATTAAAATCGACGTTGAATTTGTGCATGCTTGCATCAACGTACTGGATCAGGTGCGAGTGCCGATGGTCGAGCGCTTCCGTGAATTGACCGGATTAAATCCCACTCAGCGTGAGAAAGTATTGAATTGGGTAAACGATCAAGGTGTTGCTCTTGGTGACATGAAGAAAGAAACCTTGAACGCAATCCTTGATCCAGATGACGAATTTGGAATTGAATATTTTTCTGATCCTCTCCCTTATCACGTTCACGAGGTTCTGACGCTTCGGCGCGCTTTGGCCTCCTCTTCGGTTGCCAAGCTGGATCGAATGCTGCGCTGTGCTGGCGGTGATGGGCGGGTAAGATATACCACACAGTATCATGGTGCTCGAACTGGTCGTGATGCTGGCCGATTGATCCAGATACAGAATTATCCTCGCGGTGAGATCGGGGAACATGAACACCTGCAAGAGATTGCAGAATCAACTGGTCGAAACCCGGCTGATATTCTTGCCGATGCAATCCTGACCCGCAACGTGGAACATATCAGGGAGATTTGGGGGCAGGATATATTCTCGGCAATCATTTCATCCTTACGATCCTGCATCGTGCCGGAGCAAGGCAAGGTTCTGGTCGGCAGTGACTATGCAGCCATCGAAGCGCGCAACCTGCTTTCGATGGCAGGACAGCACGACCGGGTTGAGCAGATGCACTCAGGGCTCGATGTGTATTCCGAAACCGCTTCAATGATTTTCAAGCGTCCGATCAATCGCAAGGATCCAGTACAAGCCAAAGAAGGCCAGATTGGCAAGAACACGTTTCTTGGTTGCCTAGCTGCCCCAACTCAAGTATTAACTTCTAATGGTTGGAAAGCCATTGTCGAGGTTCAACAAGAGGATTTGCTATGGGACGGAGAAGAATGGGTTACGCACAACGGACTCGCATACAAGGGCTTGAAGGAAACTTTGAATATTTGCGGCCTTCGCCTCACGACCGATCACGCGGTGTTCGATGGGGTGTCGTGGTTCCCCGCAGGCGAAGCGACCGGACAGATGATTTCCCGAACCCTGGCCTTCGCCAAGGATCGTGGACCGTGCTCGGTTACGCATACACACCACAAGGGTATTTTTACGGGCCAGTTTGTGAATGCAATTGTGGGAATGGTCCGGTCTTTGTGGAGGAATACAATTTCAAAAGTGGACGTTCCCAAGGCTGCAATTCTTGTGCAAAGAAAAAAGCAGCAAATACGGCACAAAAAAAATACTGGGGATACGCAGACATTTGTGCGAATACAACCCACAGGATACGTTTGCTCAATCGTATTTCCTCAATCCAATCTCGCTGCCGCGTTGGTGGGAGTAGCAAATTTGCCAAACACTATGCAGGACGAGGCATTAGAGTGTATCCAGAATGGGATTCATCGGGAGGAAGATGGAGTAAAAATTCAACTGAACCCAAACGAAAGTTTCTTGCCTACCTTCTCACACTTGAAGGATGGGATGATCCATCTATGGAAATCGACCGCATCAATAATGATGGAAATTATGAGCCGGGTAATTTACGCTTCGCGACCCGAACACAAAACCACAACAATCGTAGGGACATATCCACCCTGCAAGGTCGATTGGATGAAGCACTCGAAGAAATCGAAATGTTGCGAGCCTGTTTACGATCTTGTGAATGCCGGTCCTAGAAACCGATTTACGGTGATGACTACGGAAGGTCCAATGATCGTTCATAATTCAGGATACGGTTTGGGTCCGGTTGGCTTCCGTGCGCGGTTCGCACCGAATGAGAGCATCGACTTGGCGATGCTCGCGATTAACACCTACCGGCAAGAGGTCGCACCGATGGTGCCGAAATTCTGGTATGGTCTATGGGAAGCGAGTTCGAGTGCGGTCTATTGCGATCACGCCAAAGCCTATGAATATGCCGGGATCGAGTTTCGTAAGGAAAACGACTTTCTCACGATGCGCCTACCTTCGGGTCGCAAGATTTGGTATCATCGCCCGCGCAAGGCCATCAGTCTCACGCCACAGGGCGATGAACGACCGTCTTGGACCTTCATGTCCTATCAGGGCAAGAAATTCAGACGGCACATGGCTTGGCACGGAATGCTAACTGCTGATTGCATCCAGGGCAGTGCGCGGTGCCTTATGGTTGAAGCTATGAAACGTGCCGAAGCTGCGGGATTGAACACGATTTTCAAGGTTCACGATGAACTGGTATTCGAGGAAACCGACCGGCCCGATCTGGTCGAAACTGTCAAACAAGTGATGGAAGATATTGAGCCTTGGGCTCGTGAACGCCGCTTCCGGGTCAAGGCCGAAGTGGAAAAGATGTTGAGGTATCGGAAATGATTATCGCTGGAATTGATCCTGGTAAATCCGGTGCATTGGCGATCCTGCATCCTGACAGATCGGCTGAATTTTTCGATGTGCCAATGGTCAAGATCAAAGGAAAAGCCAAGCCGGCATGGAACCTGTGGGCTGAAATGTGGTATTTCGCACTGGATCAGGCGTCGGTCGATATGGTTGTAATCGAGGATATTGCAGCGCGTCCAGGACAGGGTGTGACTTCGATGTTCACTTTTGGTCGTTCCCTTGGCTTTGCTCACGGTATCGTCATGTCAGTGACAAGCTGCCCGGTGCATTTTGTCACTCCGAGCGTCTGGAAAGGTAAACTCGGATTACTCAAGAGTGACAAGGGCGCAAGCCGGGAGAAGTGTCGTAGCCTCTATCCGCAGACCTCAAAGGATATTGGCAGGGTTAAAGACGATGGACGCGCCGAAGCGGCCTTGCTGGCGCATTATGGAAGGAAATTTTTATGAAAATATACACATTAGAAGAAATTATGTCGGAGGACGTGGATCAACCACCTAAAACACTCGAAAAAGCGCGACGCAAATTCGGTAAGGACGCCGAAAAAGCTTACGCATGGTTTTATGGTGATGAAGCGTTGAAGCGCGCCAAAGCACGTCAAGACAAAGGGAGATTCACACATGACTGAGTTAATGCTCTGGGTGTTCGGTCTGTTTATTGTCGCTTCATTGAACATTGGGTTTCTTCTCGGTGCCTCGTGGGCTTCAAGAGATCAGGACGGTTCGCAGTAACCCTTGGGAACCTTCAAGCCAAGGTTACGGGACCACTCGCAGATGCGGACAACCTTACGGTGTTCGCCGCGCCCCCAAAGCAGAAACTCATTCCACCACAAGTCTTCTGCAATCTCGCCGGCTGGACCGGGATCAAGCGCTTCGACCGGATAGGCGGGCTCGATCGCTGGTTTCAGATCAGCGACAGGCGGGAAGGTCCGAAGTGTCTCTACCCTGCTGCCGCAGGATGATACACCCGCGCAAAACACGCCGGTCATCAGGATCGTCAGTAGCTTTGATCGCATCACTCAATTCCTTCTCTTGCTGTGCTGAAATTACAGTATCGGCGACACGCGATTCAGCCGACACCTCATTGGCTTCATTCACGTCTCGCTGTGTCTCGATTTCGCGTTCCTGTTGGTCGATGATTTCATCGGCACTGCCGGCGGATTTTCCTTGGCAATAAGCTAGGGCCAACACACCTATGGTGAGTGCAGCGACAAACCCTGCAATCTTCAATGATGTTGGTGTAAGCGAGGAAATGAATTTGGAAACTGGGTTCATGTCATTGCCTTTCCGCAATTGCGCACATCGACATTCCCGATGCGATGATTAAGCCACCCGCGCCGAAATCTGTTTAATGACGGATTGTTGCGTATCAGCCGCAGGTATTCGTCGCGTTGCTGGCGGTCGAGGTCGTGGATCATCGCTTGACATACTGGAATGTCGAGATTGGTGCGGCAATCATCCCATGCTTTGATGGTCTGCGGACCGATCTTTCCATCGACTACGAGTTGTGTTCCGCAAAGCCGATTGACTGAGCGCTGAAAGAACCGAGACGGGCGCGATGGCCCCATGTTGATTGCAGTATCAAACACTTCGCGGGCTACCCACGGGTCAATCACGAACAACGGAACAAACCCCGGCTTTTCGACATAATCACGGTAATAAATTTGTGCCGCGCAAGGCTCGTCCCCATCATCGTCTGTCTCAGCGTCCTCGATCACTTCGGGATCAAGCGTTGCTGCGATTGAGGCCGGAAGGCGCACCGAATAATCACATTCCCGTTTCAGGTCGATCATTTCACCGCGAAATCCATTATCCCTCGCTACCGCGACAGTAACACCGTGATTGGTTTCGCCGCCTGGATCGACTGGATCATCGACATATCCACCTTCCAGCCCAAGCGTGACAGCGATAGTGAGGCCAATTATACCTACAATTCCAGCACCTTTGGTTTTTGGACCTACGCGGGGTTTTTGAGTTTCAGGGGGTTTTGTCATCATGAACCTCTGGCTGTTCGACAAGTGATCCATAAAGGACCATCGCGGCAGTCAATCCCAATGTGGTCAGCAAGACCCATTTTGGGTAGCCTACGGCGATAAACACAGTCAGACATGCTGTGCCGAGCGCAAGCGCCTGTGTAGACATGAAATGGTGAATGTTTTTCCAGTTGGGTATAACGCTCCAAAATTCTCTACGAAGCGGTCTGAACCATCCATTAATTTTCATCGCGGCCTCCTGCGGTTGCGTAAACCTTCTTCCATACGCCTATTCGTATGATCCAGTGTGTTTGCTGGATGCCAAGGGATGCGGGCTAGCAGCGATTGCAGGAAATTTCTTTCTTGCGGTGCTGCCTGTGCTTCACCTTGCGGCCTTCTCACTTGCCGATTTTTCTCATTCCACGCTTTCCATGTGGCATAGTCGGGAAATCCACGTTCCCTTGCCAGTGCGTCAAGTCGTGCCTGTGATCCTTGAGGCATTGATTCACCTTTCCGTTTTTTGCCGCAGAATTTCAATATCCTGGGCATTGCGATCTATCCGCTGATTCATAAGCTGGTGTGCGTCCGCCGCCTGTGTCTCGGTGTATCGGTTTTCGGTTGCTACAGCTAAACTGGCCTCGATACGCGCCATGCGAATAGACATATCGACCATTGCCGAAATCATCCATGTGCCTGCAAGCACAGCGATAGGGACACAGAGGCCAAGAATCCATGCGATAACTTTTACCCAAAGAGGGAAATCGACTTCCCCTGATTTACTGATTGTGGCGTGATTCTTCATTTCAGATTCCGGTACATTATTTGGCATTTTGCGACCCTAGTTTGAATTATTGAATTACTACGTGCCAATGAGCACCCGTAGCGTGTCGAGAAGGATTTTTCACTTCATCCCTTGCCTCGATTACTTTGTATCCCTTGGCTTCCAGAGTATCAACAAACTCATTGAAACTCATGCCTGGAATGGGGCGAATATCCACTGCACCATCGGTATGATTGTGGTAACTGCTAGGATTTGCACGTCCTAGTTCACTATCAGGGTCACGCAAATCGTCCGTCACTTCGGCTTGGGGGAAAACTTCTTCAATTACCCTGCGACCATATGGGTTTGCTCCTTCCGCAAAATCATCCCATGGTCCTGCTTCATCGGCTGCTGGGCTGTCTTCCGCAAAATCATCCCACGGTCCTGTCTCATCGGCGGCTGGAATATCAGTTTCCATTTCGCTCAGGGGATCGTCTTGCTGCTGCGGCGTTCTGGGGGCATCTTCGTTGCCTGCATCGGCTCCGAGCACACCACCTGCGGTCATCCGGGCAATTGAAACAAGTGCATCCATACCCTCATCACCGGCTTCGGTTCTCAAGGCTTCTATTGCCTTCTGTGTCATCGCAGGATTGCGGGAAAAGAGCATATCCACGATCGTTCGTGAACGATTTTCAGGAATACTGCGCCCGAAGCGATCGAGGATAAGCGCGATACTCCTGGCTTTGGTAATGTCCATCGAGTTCGGGCTGAGGCCAGCCGCTAGCAATGCCAGATCCCCGGCTTCAATACCGCTGGTATCTGCATTGGGATCGCGGATTGCTGTTGCAAGCCTACGCGCACTTTCACTCTGCGCCCTTGCTGCGGCTGTGATATTGCGAGTTGCCGGCTGTCCAAGGTTCTGAGCGATGTTCCGTGCTGCGGTCGGGCTTTGTGCAAGTTCGCGCACAGTTCCGAGCGCAGGAGTGGTTGCAGCGCCAAGATCATCGAGCAATGCGCTGCGTTGCCCCATAGCGCGACCTACGCCGCCTTCTGGCGTCTCAAACACGTTCTCCGAGCGTTGAAGGTTTCGCTGCGTATTGGGGTTTACATTAGCCTGTGGGCGGATTTCCTGCATACCTTCCATTTGACGGGAACGTGCAGCCCAATTCTCATTCATCCGGGCAAGAGCCGGTGCAACGTCAGGGTGCCGCTCGGTAATCGTATCCTCAAGATGATCAATCGCGCGCTGGATATTCCCGCGTTCAATAACCGTGGCACGGTTCAGATTGTTTTTCAGGCTCTCAATCATACCTGAAACTTCGCGGATTGTCAGACCTTCACCGTCTGTCCGAATACGCGCAGATCCAGCCGCAGCCCTGATAATTGCTGCAACTTCGGGATCAGTTATTTCTTCGACAATCTCGCCCGGACTTTTTCCTTGCCGCAATTCGGTAGGGAGCAATTCAGTGAAATTATCAACCGCCCGCCGTTCGTCATACGGACCCATGATGTTGCGGGCTTCCTGCCTGCGCAATTGGGCAAGACGGGTGGGATTGTCAGATGCACCTACAGCAAGGCGCGCTTCGGGCATGGTTGGAGTGGCTTCACCGCGCGACGATGCCTGCGCGGAAGCCAGGTTGCGCACATTCGCTGATCTTTGACCACGAGTTTCATTGCGGACAACCTGCGCGACCTCGCCCGGAATACCTTCCACACGTTCCCTTGCCAATTCCGCGCCGCGGTTCTGTTGCCTCCGGTCCAGCCGACCGATCACCCCCTGCAAGCTTTGCCGATCTTCCAGATCGAGCAATTCATACATTGTTGGTTCCGCGCGACCTTCTCTGCGGAATTGGCTAAGTCTGCGCTGTAATTCTTCGCGGGTTGTGCTCGTGTAACGTCGCAAGATTGCATCTGCGCCGGACGCGCGCAAAACCTCAGAGGCTTTTCCCGCAAGTATCTGACCACCCCGGATTGCTGCACCACCGGCCACACCACCGACCGCACCGTATCCGGCACCTTCGGCAACATCACGCTCTTTGACTACCGCCGTGGTTCCTCCGATCGCTGCGCCGCCTCCTGCCGTGCGGACAACATTTCGGACTGTCTGACCCCGCTGGACCGCCGCGGCACGTCCTGCGGATTGAAGGGCTCGCCCCGCTGTTTGTGCTACCGGATTTGCCGAAGCCCTCAAGGTGTTCGCTGCGGCTGCACCGCCGCCTAGCAGTCCGCCACCCAGAGGCAGACTTGCACCGATCGTACTCAGGAAATTTGTCACAGGAGCGCGCTGACCTTGCTGGTCGGAATATTCCTGCATCAAATCATTGTCGGTTCCTGTGATTGCTGCGGCTGCTCGCGCTGGAAGGCCAAGAAAAGCGTTGTTAATTCCCGAAGTCACACCTGCCCTTATGTCTCGCAATTGCAGGGGAATAATCGAGTCCTGATTTCTTTCGCGCTCGACAACTCTACGCGCGGTTTCCCGCACCAATTCCCTGCGCCTTGGCGGCGTCGTTTCGGTTTCAGGAGTCCCTTGCACACCGGCACGGTTTCGTAGATTTGTTATGGCAGGAAAACTGTCGAGCCTACGCAATTCCCTACGCATGACTGCGGGATTATCCTTGTTAGCGTCCTCCACACGTTTGCGGGCCGCAAGATAAATCCTGCGCGCGTCACTCTGCGACAAGCCGCTGAAATCTGTATTTCTATTCCGGGCATTACCTTGGGGCATATCAATTCCTCACCCGACGCCAATTATTTCGGTTAGCGGGATTGCCCCCTATATATTTATATCCGTTTCGCACTGTCCCGACCGGGATACGGTATCGAGAAATGTTCGACCCTCCACCGCGTGCTCCTCCACCGCGCGCTCCTCCACCGCGCGCTCCTCCAC